CGCGGTGGTGGCGATGGTGGTGGCGGCGCCTGGAACGAACTGCACCCACGAATCTTCCGCCACCAGCACATCGGCGGCAGCATCCGGAACCGAGGTGGTTTCGGTTGCTTCCAGGTTGGCGGTCACGGTGGGGATCGTCTGGTTGGAGCCGGTCCCCGAGATCGGGACCAGCACCAGGGAACCCGCCACCGTGGCGGTGTGGTCGGTGCTCAGATACGAGGCGGAGGGGAGGATGCGCGCACCCCGGGGGACCACCCCGAAGCGGGCGTATTCCGTGGTGGCGAAGGTGCCGACCGGCACGCTGACGTTTTCCGACAGGCAGTGGACATTGGTCGGCGTGGTGACGCCGGACGGGCCGTTGAGCGGGCCCTTGGTGAGCGCCAGCGCGGTGGCGGTGGCGACGGCGGATTCTGCGGATGGAGGCATGATCTTGTGGTGTCAGGGATTGGGGTGGTGGCTTAGGCGTCCTGCTCGCACAGCACGTTCACAACGCGGTCTTCGTCCTTGCGGCCGGAGGCGACCTTGAGCACGGAGCGGACCTGCACCGCGTGGCTGACATCCGTCCGCACGTCGATGTGGGTCTTGATGTCGTACCAGAAGTCCAGGTGCACGCCGGTGGATACCCAGATCGGGCAGCTGCGGATGATCTTGCCGCCGCCGGGCGTGGTGAAGGGCAGGCGCTCGGAGCGCATGAAGTTGATGCCCATGAAGTAGTCCACTTCGCCGTCCACCAGGGCCTTCACCTTGTTGTAGTCGGAGCTTCCGGTCTGCTCGACTTCAAACAGCAGGTTGTCCAGCTCGTCCTGGCTGACCGCCATGCACAGGCGGGCGCCTTCGGCCTTGGCCTCCTGGCCGTAAACCTCGAGCTTGCCGAAGCGGCCCTTGGCGCGCACCAGCTTGGCCAGGGTCAGGCCGGTGTTCGTGGTCAGCCCGTCGCGGCGGTAGTTCACCGGCACGGTCTGGGACAGCGCCACGGTCTGGATGTTATCCTCGGACCCCTCGTAGTTCGTGCCGAGGATGCCCGCGATGAAGATGTCATCCACCTTCCGCGAGGCCGCGGCGGTGTGCTGGGTCTGGGTCTCGCCGGTCGGGCCGAACTGGTAGTCCAGGTCCTGCGCGTCGTCCTCGTCGATCCAGGTGGTGAGTTCCGCTTTCCGCGGGAAGAGGAAACGCTGGAGCACGGCGTTTTCCTCGCCGACCGTCTGCTGGAGGCGGCCGGTCACGTCGCGCATCTCCTTCTTCTGGAGCTTGCGGTGGGCCTGCGACTTGCCGGTGCAGCCGGTCTTGACGGTGGCGAAGCCGCGGAAGCGGCTCTGCATTTGCTGGGCGACATGCTCGATGCCGTCCTGGAACATGTTCCGCGCGGATTGCGGGATGGTGATTTCAACAGCCATAAAAATGGGATGGTAGAGAGTTGGGTAAAATGGCGTGCCACACGGCCGCGCCTGCTTGCCTCGTTCTCCGATTGTCCACCCCTGCCACGGGTCCCTCTGCGGGATTATCCACCGGACGGCGGGTCGGTATGAGTCACCGCCCGGAATACAAGACCCGCGCCGTGGTGTCCACGGGCGCGGGTCTTGCCGACATCAACTGACCGGCGTCAGCTCTGGTTATAGAGTCGCCGCACCTTGGCAGTTACCGCCGGATCGCCGGCCATGTACCGTTCATGCTCCGGGTGGCCGGGGTCGCGGGTGATCGCGCGGGCTTCCTCCATCGGGCTGCTGTAGCCGCTGCCGCTGGCCGGCAGGCTGCCGCGCATGCCCGCCACGCTGTCCTCCGAAAGCAGTCCGGTCACCTTCCCCAGAAACTGGAGCACCTTCGGATTGCCGAACAGCTCGCCGTCGTTCGGGTCGAAGCCGAGCGCGGTCGCCACCTGCTTCGCCACCGCCACCTTTTGCGGGTAGGCGGTCCCCCACTCCTTGCGCAGCGCCTGCTCGCGCTCCGCCATCAGATTGTCATATTGCAGCCGCATGTCCGCCTGCACCTGCTGCTCCTGCTCCAGCTGGAAGGCCACCACCTCGCGCGCCTGCGCCGGGGTCATGCCCGCCTTGTGCGCCCGCTCCGCGAACTTCAGCGCGCGCCCTTCGTCGAACTTGATGCCCTCCGGGATCTGCTCCGGCTTCAGATCGTAGGCCGTGGGGATGTCCGGGACGCCGATCGCCTTGCGGTAGGCGCTGACTTCCTCCGGCGTGGCATCCGCTCCCGGCACCGTCACCGCGCCGGCCCGCGGGCCCTTCATGGTTTCCAGGTTCCGGTAGCTCTTCACCAGGTCCGGCACGCTCTTGAAGCGCTCCACGCCCTTGAACTCCGCGAACTCCGGCCGGGCATGCCAGCCTTCCGCGAAGCTGCCATCCGGGTTCACGTAGCCGGCCGGCGCCTGCTGGCCATCGCCAGCACCGCCCGCCGCTGCGCCCTGGCCTTCACCCGCTCCGCCGGCACCGCCACCGCCGCCTTCGGCATTTCGTAAAATCTCGAATCGCTTCATCGTGATTTGGGGATGTTTTTAGGCGCTCAGTCCTTCTTCTTTTTGGCGGCCTTCTTGGCGGGCGGCGGGCTGTCATCCGCCGCGGGCAGCGCGCCTTCGTCCGTCACTTGACCGTCATCCGCCGGTCCTTCGTCCGTCACTTGACCGTCATCCTTCCCCGCGGGCTTCATGAGCTCCGCGAGCTCGATCGCCTCGCGCAGGTCCTGCGCCGCATCCGCCGGGGTGTCCCCGGTGCCGATGTGCTCGAAGTCATCGCACACCGCGGCGAAGCCCCCGCCCGGCCGGCGATCGATCCGCACCCGGCGGTCCTCGTCATCCGTGATGAACTGCGGGAACTCTTCGCCCTCGAAGGGATCGACCGGCGGCCCGGCCACGGCCGCGGCATCCCGCACCCGGCCCTTGTAGCGGGCTTTGAAATCCTCTTCCGTCCAGTGCTCCCGCGCCCAGGCCACCACCTCCGGCGTCAGGTCGCCCAGGTGGTCGCTCATCTTTTCCCGGATCTCCGGCGGGAACTCCACCACGGGCGTGGACCGCGCCACGCTGGCCTCCCCGATCTCCACCGCGGGGAACACCCCGTGATGCTGGCGGAACCACTTGGCGATCGCCTGGCCGTGGTCCTGGAATCGCTCGAAAACGCGGATCGTGCGCGTCCGGCTGTCGAATTTCCCCACGCAGTCGTCGTCAACGAACAGGTGGCGGGTCAGATACATGTGAATCTTCATCTTCGGGGTCGGTGTTGGTTTGGGTAAAGGCGGAGTTCAGGATGTCCGAGAGGACGTTTCTCATCCCGTCGCGGTGCGCGGCGTTCCCCGGGTTCATGCCGTCCTCCGCCATAAAGACCGACCCGTTGAAATTGTATCTCGCCATCGCCAGCCGCAGCCACCGCCGCCCGCTGTCCAGGGTGAAAAGCTTCCGCGTCACCCGCTGCCACTCCGCTTCATTCGCCTCCGCCGCCTTCCGCGCGGCCTCGATCCGGGCAAACTCCCCCAGCGCGTCGAAGTTCCCTTGGCTCATACCTGCACCCCCAGGCTGCCCGCGGCCTTCGCCATTTCGGCGGCCTGCATCATTTGCGCCTGTTCCTGCTGCGCGGCGGCGCGGGCTTCCCGCATCGCGTCGCGTTCCTTCACCGGCCGCAGGATCTTCTCCGCCGCGCCGTCGTTCCGGCCGCTTTCCCGCAGGTAGGCGTCCAGGTCGATGTTGTCCATGGCCTCCGGTGCCACCTGCGCCACCTGTAGCGCGCGCTCCACCAGTCGGTCGCCCGCGGCCGTCTGCACCTGGCGGATGGCCAGGGCGAACCGCGATTGATAGACCGTCTTGGGTTGCGGCACTTCCGGGCCTTCCGTCGTCTGCCGGATCACTTCCGCGGGGATGTCCTGCGGCAGCCCGAAGACGCCGGCCCGGAACAGGATGCCGAAAACCCGGTTCATCAGCGTGGCGAAGTCCGCGGTGAACAGGGTAAAGGACGGGGAGAACTGCATCAGCTTCTCCGCCGCCAGCTCCGTCACCTCCCGCGCCGTCATCATCTTCTCCCGGTCCGCGAACATGCGGAACAGGTCCACGTGATAGACCCGGCGGATGGTTTCCCGCTCGTC